TCGAAGAGCTAGGAAACCTACAAGGCTATCCATACTTTACAACACAGCTTATTAAAAGCGGTGATGTAGTATTTGGCGATTTTAAAGACATCTTTATTGGCTCATTTAAGGGGATTGAGCTACTTACTCACAACGAAAGAGGCGGTGATATTATCCTAGAGCTATATTTGGACGTAGATGCCAAACTTGCACGTGAAAAATCATTTGTAATTTCAAAGACAAGCGCATAAAAATGTCAAATTTCACTAAGTCTATGCAATTTTTAATGAGGCTTGAATTTAGCAGCCCAAGCCTTGCACTGCATAAGAACGAAACCGAAAACGGCTTGACATTTTTCGGAATTTATGAGTGTGCCCATCCTAATTTTAAGGGATGGGAGCTTGTAAAACAAGTGCTAAAGGGCAAAAGCTTAAAAGAAGCTAGCGTTACACTCTATAACAACAGCGATCTTGTGGCTTTAGTCTATGAGTTTTATAAACGAGAGTTTTGGGATAAGATGCGGCTTGATGAGGTAGAAAGTGACTTAAAAGCCAGCGAGATATTTGTTTTTGGCGTAAATGTAGACACAAAAGTAGCCATAAAGTTCACTCAAACGCTTTTAAATGTGGCGGTTGATGGAGTTATGGGAACGCAAACATTAAATGCGCTAAATGCATACGACGAGGACAAATTTAACGTTGAATTTGACAGCTATGAGATCGCATATTATGCAAGCCTAGTCAGTAAAAATCCAAAACTCAAAATTTACACCAACGGCTGGAAAAATAGAGCGTTGGCAATTTAAAAAGGGTAAAAAAATGAAGTATAAAATTCTTTACAACACGAGAATATCAACAAAAAACTATAAAGCAGGCGACGAGATAGAATTCGCATCTGGCACGGACGAGCTTTTTATAAAAAGGCTTGTCGATATAAAATGCATCGAGCCAGTAGCAGGCAGCGAAAAGCAAAAAGAGACTAAAAACCTAAGAGGCACAAACGTAAAAGAGCAAGAAAAACAAGCTAAAAAGCAAGACAAAAAGCGACCAGATGATAGCGAGGATGATGACTTAGGCGTTGATTTAGACGGCATCGAGGGGTAAAATGCTTAATATGCAGATGGTAAAAAGAGATGTAAAGAGCCTTTTTGCAAAGACAAACGCCACTTTAACAAAAGACGATATAGCGCTTAATTGTCACTTCAACAAATACGCCAAAGTGATCTTTGATGACGGCGCAGTTGCAACGCAAACAACGGCGCTAATTAATGATGACGACGGCATAAAGCTAAGAGTAAAAGATGAGGTAATGATAAACGAGCAAGGATATATCATTACCAAAATCGAGCTTGAAAACCAAGTAACAAAACGGCTATATCTAAAAGAGGCGTAAAAATGCAAAGAGAAACAATCATTAACGATCTTTTTACCCTGCTTAAGCCACTTTGCGAGAATGTGGAACTTTTTTTAACTCCAGCATTTGAGCGCAAAGACCTACCCATAATCATCATAAAAGACACCGACGACACTATCGAAAACGATGCCTTTGCCAGCATCTCGCACGCTCTAAGCGTTGAGGTGCGAATGATAACTGCGAAATATAGCGCATCAAACGATATAATAAAAGCCGTTTTGAATGCGCTAAAAGGGTATAAAAGCAAATTTCTAAAGATAGAGCAAACAAGTCTAAATCGTGAGAGTTTTGAGCTATACGATGACGAGTATATCCTAAGCACGATCACACTAAAAATTTATTATAAAAGCGAGCTTTGGGAAGCATGAGAGAGCTATTTTTAGGAAAAATCTGCGAGGTTAAAAACGAGCTTGTAAGGGTTGATTATTTAGGCACCATAACACCTTTTATACCTTACTTGCAATTTGCAAATTCATACAAAAGAAGCTTTACGCCGCCACGAGTTGGCGAGCAAGTTATGCTAGTTGATTTTGGCGGAGCAAAGATCGCGATAGGCAGCTTTTTAAATTCAGACTTTAACACACCAAGCGGCGCAAGCACAACAAAAGAAGTAAGCCAGTACGAGGACGGCACGATAATAAGCTACGACACATCAAGCTCAACGCTTGAAATCACAAATCCAAAAGTGATAAATATAGTGGTGCAAAACGACATAAACGTAACTTGCAAAAACGCAAATTTAACTGCGCAAAAAACCACTATAAAAAGTCCTAGCGTGCAAATTTTAGGCAACACAAACATACAAGGCGCGATCACCACGTCAGGAGACGGCGGCGGAAGTGGTGAGTTTAGTATCAACGGAAATTTAAAAATAACTGGTGATGTAAAAATAGGGGCAAATTTAAGCGCAGGCGGTAGCGCAAGGATCGGCGGCAGCATCACAGACACAAAAGGCGATCTAACAAATCACACTAACCACGGCTACACTAGAGATTAACCCCCTTGTAAATTTTTGTCTATGTCATTTTATACAATCAAAGCAAAAAAAGGGCAAAAATGTATCAAATCGAAGTAGAGGAAAATTTAAGGCGTATTTTTATCACAAACAAATATACAAAGACCTTACGCCCTCTTTTTGGACTTGATAGGCATATAGACAAAAGCGCCGATCTTTATAATCTGCTGGCGCTAAAAGAGGATATAACCGAGCAGATCAAAAAGCACGAGCCACGCATTCAAACTGACAGCATAAGCTTTGAGGACGATAACGGCTCGATCATCTGCGAAATATCATACACACAAGACAAAGAAGCTAAATTTTTAAGGCTAAATATATGAAAGTGCCAAATTTTATAAAGCCTCTTAATATAGACAAAGAGCGAGAAAGTATCATAAACGAGTTTAGGGTAAGGAGCGGAAAGTTAGACTATATCCCACTAATAGGGGATGATTATATGACGCTTATTGATATATTTTTGTTTAAGCTTAACAACTTTATCGAGCTTACAAACGTCAAAATTTCTCAAAATTACCTACTTTTTAGCAATGGCGAGTATCTCGATGAGCTTGTAAAACTAATCGGCATAAAGCGAAATGAAGAGATAAAGCCAATCGCAAAAATCGAAATAAAAGTAAATAGCTCAACATTTCTAAGCAAAGGCACTAAATTCACAGACACCAAAGGGCATTTTGCCTATCTGCTAAAAGATACATATATAAGTGATACAGCAATAGTTGAGATCGAAGCGGCAGACTATTTTAAAGAGCCTTACGAAACCACGACGCTCGAAATACCAAACATCTACATAAACGAGATAAATATAAAAGAGCCATTTGGTGGGTTTAAGGCACGTGAGAGAGATGACGAGCTAAGAGAGCGATTTTTGCTCGCACTTCATCGCTTTAGCACTGCAGGCAGTGAAAAAGCCTATCTTTTTCATGTATTAAGCGTTGAGGGCATAAGCAAAGCAAATGTATATCAGCTAAGTGCTGGTGTCGTGCAAGTAGTCTATTTATCCAAATTTAGTGGGCAAATTGCTAAAGAAAAGATCAAAGAGGCACTAAAGGACAAAATCCCACTAACCGATGATGTACGCATAAAAGAGGCTAATAAAATAAATCTTGACCTAGTTATCGAGATAGCGCCAAAGCAGAATTTTATGTTTAATGAAATTTTAGCGAATGCAGATTTTAGGCTGAAAGAGTTTTTTAGCACGCTAAAGATCAACGAGACGCCGCACATCTCGCAGATAATTGAAGTGGCTTTTGATGAAAATACCGCATCCGTTGAGGTAAAAACGCCAATCCCAGCAGCCGATCGAGATAGCATTATTGTTTTAAATTCACTTCAAATCAACAAGGCTAATCATGCTTGATTTAAGAGCCTATAACGATGTACTTTTTAGGGTTGATGAAGTCTTTGCGCCAAAAATGGATGAGTATTTAGCCTTTGACGAACGTTTTTTTTATAACCGAACCGAGCTAAATAGGGCTTATCTAGCTCACCAATTTGATACCGAACCAAAAAGTCTAAGCATAGAAGAGACAAAAGAGCTGCTAAAAACACCGCTAAAAACCTACTTTTTTGAGGGGACAAGTGAGAGCCTAGAAACTGGACTAAAGGCATATTATAGCGGCGCAAGCACAAAGCAGTGGATCGAATACGGTGGAGAGCCTTATCATTTTAAGCTTATTTTGGACGCAAGCAAAGGGCTAAGCAAAGAGCAAGTAGCAAAGACCGATAAGCTAATCAAAACATATAAAAACGTGCGTAGCGTATATGACGGCGCAAATATAAAAGTAGGTATCAAAGCAGATGTAAAAGCCTACTCTTATGCAATAAGCGGCGAAAATGTCAGCGTATATCCTTACGTAGTATCAAACATAAACGAACACGCACATTTTAAATTTGGCGCTACTACGCAGATAAACGAGATCATAAGCATACCAATCAACACAAAACAAATTTTTGCAAGATAAAAGGATGATAAATGAAACAATACACACTTTTAACATCAAGCGGCATAAATAAGCTACTAAAAACCGCTAGTGATGGATCAAAGATAGCACTAAAAGAGATCGTAGTAAGCGATTACGATGGAGAGCTAAGCGAGCAGACTACATCAATACCAAATGAGAAATATAGAGGTGCTATAAATGCCATAACGATAGACGAGAGTGACAGCAATATCCTCGACGTCGATGCCATAATACCGCCTGAAGTTGGCGGATTTTATATAAAAACGGCTGGCATATACTGCGATGATGGCTCACTCTTTGCAGTTGCAAGGTTAGCAGATACTTACAAGCCACTTTTAAACGAGGGGTCAAGCAAAGATATAACGCTAAATTTTAAACTGCAAATCGCAAACGCGAGTGATAGCATTATATTAAAAGTCGATAATAACGTAGTACTTGCTACAAGAAAGTGGAGCGAAAATCAATTTTTAAAAAAGACCGACAAAATCGACGCATACACCAAAAAAGAGAGCGACGATAAATTCGCCCTAAAAACTGAGCTAACGGACGGCTTGCCAATAGGTGCGTATCTAAGCTATCCAAGCCAAAAAACGATCCCTGCTGGCTTTCTTACTTGCGACGGCAGAAGCCTTAAGAAGTCAGAATATCCAGAGCTATTTAATGTATTGGGTTACATATATGGTGGCTCTGGAGAGAACTTTAACTTACCAAACTTTGCCGATGGTAAGTTTATGCGTGGCATTGGCGGCAATGCTGCCGCTTTAGGCGCAGCTCAACAAGACGCGATAAATACAAAAAATTTGCAAATAAGAAGCATAACAACTGACAATGTTGGCACTAGATATATTTATGGCACCAATACTACTTCAGATTTTAGAGGGGTGGCTTTTACTTACTCAAATACTGGAACAGATTTGGAGTATAAAAGTGTAGCTGGCAAAGACAACGCAGATATTTTTTCATCAACAAAAAAAGCCGACGAAACTCGCCCATACAATATGGCAGTAGTGGTCATCATAAAAGCCAAAAACGTAAATACTCCAATAGCTGGACAAATCGATAAAACCATACTTGCGACTGAAGCTAAGTCAGGAATTGTTAAACTCAAAAACTCAATAACTGCCAAACAAGAGGACGCAGCTGTAACCGAAAAGGCAGTTGCTGAAGCGATAGAGGCAAATAAAGGGCTTGGTATAGGGCAAGCTTGGCAAAACATGACCACGCAAAGAAAAAAAGACATAGTATATACGAATACTACCAATAGAGCAATAATGATAAATGTAGCAGGTGTAATAAACAACTCATCAGAAGATATACAACTTTCAATAGACAATTTTTTGGCGCAAAAAATAAATATCGGCAGTAGGAGCGGTTATGTCTGTGCAGTTGTGCCAGCAGGTGCAACATACAAAATCACCACATCATCAAACAGCCAAATAAATCCATCTAGCTTTGTGTGGATGGAACTACGCTAAGGAGAAAAAATGAAATACTACAAAGATAATAATAACGAAATTTACGGATACGATAATAACGATCAGCCGATACAAGAGGGGTTGGCTCAGATAGATGAAGCCGAACTAAATGAGCTTTTGGCTGGCGAGACCGATGAAAAAGCCAAGCAACTAGCAGAGCTTGAAAACGAAATTAACGAATGTGAAAACTATATCCGCCACGCACTCATAATCGGCAACAATGCAGTACTTGAAAATTTAAGGGCGGAGTACAAAGAACTAATCGCAGAGCGTGAGCGCCTAAACACGACGAGCGAGCCGATAACGGTAGCGCCGACAGATCATTTATAGGAGGCAAAAATGAGGGTAAGAATAAAAAGATGCGAAGTGTGTGCTAGCAAGCTAGACAAAGATGGTAACTGCACTTGG